CCCTGGCGGCGCTCAAGACGCTCAAGCCGCAAAACATTGAGATCATTGAGCTGCACATCAACCAGCCTCGCACTGGCGGTGTGCGGGTTCACGTTATGAGCATCGACAGTCTCAGGAAGTGGGAGCAGGAAACTCTCCTGCCTGCGATCACGGAAGCGATTGATCCGAACTGCCAGCCCAGGCCGTCGGACAAAGCCTGCCAGTGGTGCCCAGCGAAGCTGACATGCCCTGCGCAGCAGGAGTCCTTCGCAGTCATCGAGGCGCAGCCAAACATCACCGCGATGACGAAGGAGGAGATCAAGTCGGTGATGGTAACGCTGACCGATGAGCAGGTCAGCAGCCTGCTTGATCGGGCACCTGTCGTGGAGTCATTCATCGACGCGCTTCGCAAACACGCCCTCGAGCGCATGAAGGGCGGGGGCACGCTGCCGGGTTGGCAGCTCGCGCCCAAGCGTGGCACGCGCAAGTGGGTGGACGAAAAGAAAGCGAAGGACGCACTCGTAGAGGCTGGAATTAATAAAGATGTTCTCTATTCGACAGAGTTCATCTCACCGGCAGAAGCTGAAAAGATGCTGCCGAAAGAGCAAAGGGCGATCCTTGAAGAACTGACCATAAAGGAAAGTTCGGGGGTCACCATTGCAAGAGACGCATCCCTGCGTCAATAATGCCCGTTCACCGGGTCAACCTTAACCTTTGAAAGCGAAACGCGAAATGCTAAATCTCTCTTCTGGCGGCGGCAATGCAAACTTCATCCGCTTTTCACCACAGGCCAATGCTTGGACAAACAGCGAGGGCGCTGAAGTTCAGCTCAAGAAAGTGGTCTTCGACATCGACAACGTAAAGACCGGCTGGCTTTTGCTCGGCACGGGTGTGCGTGACTGGCAACCCGACGAGACTATTGGTCGCAAGGGTGCTCAACCTTCACCTGAGCACAAGCGCGGCTTCACCGTCACGTTCTACAACAAGCAGCTCGGCACCTGCGAGTGGTCGTCCAACGGAGTCGGTCCCAACATGGGACTGGAGCAGCTCTACGTTAAGTGCATGGAGGAGCGCAAGGCTCTGCCGCTCAACGCCTCCCTTCTGCCGGTATGCGAGTACCAAGGCAGCAAGATGGAAAAGATCGGCAAGGGCACGACTCGCATCCCGCAGTTTGTAGTCGTCGATTGGATCGCTCGGCCTGCTGGCATGGGAGCTGTGGAGGAGGCAGCTCCCGCACCGGCACCAGCACCTGCTCCCGCTAGTGCGCCTGCGGCGAAGACAGCAGCGCAGCGGGCGGTCGATGGTGACGATGACGAGATGTTTTGACGTCAAGTCATAAGGAGGCCGGGGCCAGATGGTCCCGGTTTTTTTGACTCTGAAAAATGAAATTCGGATCTGTTTGCTCTGGCATTGAAGCCGCATCAGTTGCATGGGAGCCGCTAGGCTGGAAAGCCGCATGGTTCTCTGAGATTGAGCCGTTTCCTTGCGCGGTGCTGAAGCACCATTACCCTGATGTCCCGAACTTTGGGGACATGACAACACTGCCGCGCCGCATCATCAGCGGCGAGATAGAAGCGCCAGACCTCTTTTGCGGCGGCACTCCGTGCCAGGCATTCTCGGTCGCGGGGATGCGCAAATCGCTTGACGATGCCAGAGGCAATCTGTCACTCACCTTCTGCGAGATCGCAAATGCAATTGACAATGTTCGACTTGCTGGAGGAGAGCATCCAGCCATCATCTTCTGGGAGAACGTGCCCGGAGTCCTCTCAACAAAAGACAACGCCTTCGGCTGCTTTCTTGCTGGGCTTGCCGGTGAAGATGGCGCAGTCGAACCGCCAGGGGGAAAGTGGGCGAACGCTGGTTGTGTGTATGGCCCCCAAAGAGCAGTCGCGTGGCGAGTCCTCGACGCCCAATATTTCGGAGTGGCCCAACGACGCCGCCGTGTGTTCGTTGTCGCAAGTGCTAGAGCAGACTTCGATCCCGCAGCGGTTCTTTTTGAGTTCGACGGCGTGCGCCGGGATACTGCGCCGAGCAGAGAAGCGCGGCAAACAGTTACCGGAACAATTGAAGCAAGCCTTGGCCGCAGTCGCGGCGCGGGAACACCCACATCTGCAATCTGCCCCACCTTGCGAGCAGGCGGCAACCGCACTGGCGGCGATAGACCGCCAGGCACAGACGTCGACACCGCCGACAGCCTTATCGCCATGTGCCTCAACGCCGGGGGCATGAATAGGCTGGACGCCGAGTCGGAGACGCTGCTGCCGATCAACATCTACGGCGGCAACAAGCGCCAAGACCGTCCAGAAGGTGGGTTCTACGTTCGTATGGACGAGGAAACCAGCAAGACGCTGGATGCAGCAACCGGGTTGAATCCAACCTGTTCTCAAGGTGGCACGGCTGTAATGCAGCCAATCGCCCTGCAAGACGTAACGCCCCGCGAGAAGGCGCAGAACGGGAAGGGCTGGAACGATGACGGCTCGGCGTACACAGTAGACACCCACGCAACGCAAGGAGTGATGCAGGCAATTGCTTTTAGTCGTAATGATGATGGACGAGATGCAACCACTGATTTATCCCCAACCATGCGGGTTGCCGGTAGAGCTGGAGGGATGCTAGGTGTAGCGCAGCCAATCGCTTGGTCAGAAGAACTGACCGCCAGCATTGATTTAGCAGGCACTGTTCAGCGCGGTGGCGCTGGCGGCAGGCATGATGGGGTGGCGCAGCCAGTGGGGGTTGATTGTTATAACTGGGCGCTGACTGGTGACGTTTCAATTACATTGAAAAGAGGCGATGGAAACCCAGCGGTCAATCAGCCAACTGTTTTGCTAGGCATGGCCGTTCGCCGCCTCACGCCAGTGGAGTGCGAGCGCCTGCAAGGCTTCCCTGATGGATACACAGAAATATCTTGGCGTAAGAAACCTGCATCAGAATGCCCAGACGGGCCGCGCTACAAGGCGCTCGGGAACTCATGGGCGGTTCCTGTGGTTAGGTGGATCGGCAAAAGAATAGAGATGGAGATCAAATGCAAGCCGAAGAAATAGCAAAAACGCTTGGCAACGCCAAGAAGGTAAACGGGCAGTGGCTTGCGAGCTGCCCAGTACCAGGCCACGGCAGAGGCAACGGAGACAAGAACCCTTCACTGTCAATCAGTGATGGCACGGACGGTAAACCTTTATTCCATTGCCACGGGGGCTGCGATCAGCACACAGTGTTCGCCACGATGCGAGAGCTAAAGATGCTGCCCGAGCTGGAGCAAAGGCCAGAACCCTTGTCGCTCATCAAGCCGATGGCGCAGATCGCAGCAAGCCGCCTGCTCGAGCAGGAGTGGCAGTACACCGACGAGGAAGGCGTGGTTCTGTATGTCAAGCAGCGGTACAAGACTACGGACAGCAAGGGCAAGGACTACAAGCTCATCAAGGTTGACGAGGCAGGCCGCAGGCACGCGGCTCTCGGTGACGCGAGGATCGTTCCGTACAAGCTGCCCGAGCTGCTCGATGCGATCAGCAAAGGCCGTTACGTCTATCTGACGGAAGGCGAGAAGGCGGCAGACGCGATCATCAGCCTAGGCTCGGTCGCAACAACGTCTCACGCTGGCAGCGGGTCATGGCCGGAAGCCATCACGCAGTACTTCCAAGGCGCGAACGTGGTGATCCTGCCGGACAACGACCAGCCTGGATGGAAGTACGCGAAGAAGGCGGCGGCAAAGATTCTGCCGGTGGCGAAGTCGGTCAGGGTCATTGACCTTGGCGGGGATGATCTGGGCGACGATGCCCACGAGTGGATACACCTTCAAGGCAAGACGCGGCAGGATCTCGCTGATCTGGTCAAGGGGCAAGCCCCAATCACCTCGGAGCAAGAGATCACGATGCCCGAGCGGCTCAAGGAAAGGCCACAAGAGGCAACTGCGCCAGCGATCCAAGAGCCAGCGCAACCAGTTACAGCAGCGCCAGATGCGGAGCAAAAGGCGCAGCGCAGAACCATGACGCTGGAAGCATGGGACGACATCAGGGACGAGCCGGTGGAGTGGCTCGTCGATAGGGTTATCCCTAGGAAGGGTTTCGTGGCGCTGTACGGGCCGCCAGGCAGCTTCAAGTCGTTTATCGCGCTCGACATTGCGGCGGCGATTGCCCGCGATGCCGAGTGGATGGGCCAGCAAGCCCAGCCATCGGACAACGGAGCCGTTATCTATATCGCTGGCGAGGGCCACGGCGGCATCGGGGCCAGGATCAAAGCCTGCCGCATCCACCACCAGATCGAGCAGGGCATCCCGATCTACTTCCTGCGCCACCAGATCAATCTCAGGAGCAGCGCGGACGACATCTCCAGCCTGATGTACGCCATCAAGGAGCTGACGGATGCGATAAAGATCAAGGTGGACTTGATCGTCATTGATACGCTGGCCAGAGCTTTCGGCGGTGGAAACGAGAACTCAAGCGAGGACATGGGGGCTTTCATCACATCGTGCGGATTCTTGCAGGAGGAATTCCAGGCCGCGCTGCTGGTCATCCATCACTCAGGAAAGGATGCGGCAAAAGGGCTGCGGGGCCATTCCAGCCTGCTCGGAGCCGTCGATACGGAGCTCGAGTTAATCAGATTTGAGGATCAACCCAAGGGCGTGCTGACCGTGAGCAAGCAAAAGGACGGCGAGGACGGGTTGAGATTTGGGTTCCAGATGGTTGAAATCGACATCGAGCAAGGCAGCGGCGCAAGCCTAAGCCTTGACGAATCCCGCAAGTCGCTGGCGGTGCAGCCGAGCGATGAGGCGCTTCAGTCGGGCATGAGCGAGGCCAAAAAGGACGCGCTAAACAGGTCGGGGAAGGGCCGTAAGCAAGCCATTGCGGTGGAAGCGCTGACAGAGGTGATTAATACTAAAGGTACACATTGGAAAGTTTCAGTGGGCATCAGAAAGTGCGTGAAGTTGGATCAGTGGAGGGCTGCTTTTGCTCAAAAAATGGGCACTGATGAGGAGGGCGATGAGGCTTTCAGGTCGGCTTGGAGGCGGGTTAGGAGTGACAAAGGCAGGCCGGTTAATGTGAGGATTGATAACGATTGGGTGTGGATAGAGGAAGCCGTAAAGGTCGATGAGCAGTCTTTTTAGGGGTCAAATTATGGGTGGTCGAATCGTGGTCGAATCGTGGTCGAATCGTGACGATTCGACCGCAGGTAAAGTCCGGTCGAATCGTCAAAAGGGTATACCTTTGACGATTTGACCACCCGCGATTCGACCGGGGAAAGTGGTTCTGGTCGAATGGTCACGATTCGACCAGAGTCTTGGTAAAGGAAGGATGGAAGTGGTGAGTAAAGCAAAGCAAAAAAAACGTGGAGAAATTCCGCAGGTCCAGAAGCTGGCGTTTCCTGAGTCGGGATGGTCGAGGTTCATGAAGGCCAAGCTCGTAGATATTGATGTCGCCAAGGAGCAGCATGAGCAAAAGTGGGGAATTGGTAGAGTTATTACTTTAGTTCCTAGTGAGTTCAGGGAGCGTTTTTACGCTCAGAGCGAGCGGGTGTGGGATGCACAGGCTAGTCAGGATGAGGGAAAGTTCAAGGCGGCCTGCGATGGGATGGTCAGAGCGTTCAGGGCAATGGACTCTTGGGCGCAGTCCGAAGGACTCGCGCCGATCAGTCAGGTCAAGGCGGTCGAAGGTGAGACGGAACTGGGGATGATGGTCGTCGTTCAGGACGAGGAGGACGCGGTGCAGTACCTGGCGATACGTCCAGACGTAAAGCAGGTCTGGACGATTGCGGAACTAGGCAAGCTGGTCGCTACCGGGATCGGAGAGGACCTCTGGCGGCTTAAGCAGGAGCTTCCGTTTCGCGCATCGGTCGTTTCAGTCAAAGCGCCAGCAGATCGAGGACCGTCCGGATTTGAGGACATGGAGAACGATTTGGATGTTGATAAGCCGTCTGGCCTGCCTAAAATGTTTACGCTGCCTGAGAAGGCCGCAAAGGGTTGAGTTGATGCCTACCTATGTCCTGACCAAAACAATCGCTTGGAGGCCGTTTTAAGATGCCTGGAAGGCCAAAATACAAGTCCGATCTGGAAGCGCTGCGATCAATGCCCGAAGACATGATCTGGGCAATGATCGAGGACGGCAAAACCATCACGCAGATCTGCTACGAGCTTGGCGTGGGCCGAAGGCCGTTGCAGGCTTGGCTTGACCAGGTAGATGCTGACGAAGCTAAAATGGCGCGTGCGCGAGCGAAGGCCGCTACAAGCTACGCTATGCAGGCTCTGGAGATCGCCGACAGCTCCGAGCCTGAGCAGGCGGCGAAGGCGCGGCTTCAGATCCAGGCGCGGCAGTGGATCGCCGAACGATGGAACCAGAAGTTATATGGCGGCCAAAAAGCACCGCAGATAACGCTTAACGTCCAGGACATGCGCCTGGCTGCCTTGCGACATGTCGAGGTCATCGAGGACATATCCACAGATGTGGTGCCAAAGTTATCCACAGAATGAGCGTTTCGCGGTCGCGCTGCACAAAAAACAGGCAAAACGGCACGCGCAAACGCTGATTCACTTAACATAATGATGATCGTGCGAAACGCATTCTGTAAGCTGCGTGTAAGTAACCAATGAAATCAACGACTTACACGCGCACCGCGCATCGGCTTGGCCGCTCGACTTGTCCACAGGCCGCGCAGCAGGCGGCCTCGCCGGAGCGGGCCGCGCCGACACCCCCCCCGGTCTGCGCGGCGGCGGGGGCGACGATGGCGTAATGAAACGCCTACCGAAGCCATGCAATACGGGTAATAATCTCCGCGAAATACATGGCACTCCCCCCCCCCACTCCCCCACCACGGCAAAAAGTGTCCAGCCAAAAAAATTCTGAGATTGCGGTAGAGCAAAACCCGTTTGTCGAGTTCGTCAAGCGCTACAAGACGAACCCGGTGCTCTTCGTGCGCGAGGTGCTCAACACCAAGCCGGACGAGTGGCAGATTGAGTTCCTGACGCACATTGCCAGCGGCAACAGGCGCATCAGTGTGCGCAGCGGCCACGGCGTCGGCAAGAGCACCGCTGCCGCGTGGGCCATGATCTGGTATCTGTTCTTGCGCTTCCCGGTCAAGATTGTCGTAACGGCACCAACGTCGAGCCAGCTCTATGACGCGCTCTTTGCGGAGGTAAAGCGCTGGTGCAAGGTGCTGCCTCCGCTGCTCGCGGAGCAGCTCGAGGTAAAGCAGGACCGCATTGAGATGAAGGACGCCAACAACGAGGCGTTTATTTCGGCCAGGACAAGCCGCGCCGAGCAGCCCGAGGCGCTGCAAGGCGTGCACAGCGAGAACGTGATGCTGGTGGCTGACGAGGCCAGCGGTATCCCGGAGCAGGTTTTTGAGGCTGCGGCTGGCTCGATGTCGGGTCACTCCGCGATGACCTTGCTGCTGGGCAACCCGGTGAGGTCTAGCGGTTTCTTCTTTGATACGCACAACCGCCTCTCGGGTGACTGGGTGACGATGAGGGTGAGCTGCGAGGACTCGCCGAGGGTGTCCAAGGCGTACCTGGAGGAAATGAAGCAGCGTTACGGCGAGGAGAGCAACGCCTACCGGATTCGCGTCCTTGGCGAGTTCCCGAGATCGGACGACGACACCGTGATCCCGATGGAGCTGCTAGAGATGGCGATGTCACGGGATGTGAGCACCAGCCAACATGCGCCGATTGTGTGGGGTTTGGACGTTGCCAGGTTTGGCAGCGACAAGAGCGCGCTGTGCAAGCGTCAGGGCAATGCGGTGATTGAGCCGATTAAGACCTGGAAGAATCTTGACCTGATGCAGTTGACTGGCGCGGTTGTCGCGGAGTACGAGGCGCTGATGCCAAGCCAGAAGCCTAGGGAGATCCTGGTGGACTCTATTGGCTTGGGCGCTGGCGTGGTGGATCGGTTGCGGGAGCTGGGGCTACCGGCTCGCGGCATCAACGTCGCCGAGTCGCCCGCGATGGGCACGACCTACCGCAACTTGAAGGCTGAACTCTGGCACAAGGCCAAGGCGTGGCTGGAGGCGCGGGACTGCTGGCTGCCCAAGGATGAGTCATTGGTGGCCGAGCTGGCGACTGTGCGGTACAGCTTCACCAGCAGCGGCAAGATTCAGATTGAGGGCAAGGACGAGATTAGGAAGCGCGGCCTGCCAAGCCCGGATCGCGCCGATGCGTTTTGCTTGACGTTTGCCTCCGACGCGGTGATCGGGGCTTATGGGTCTAGCATGGCGGGGAAGTGGAACCAGCCTTTGCGCAGGAACATTCCTCGGGTAGCATAGTGATATTTCCAATTCAAGGGGTAAACCATGAAGATGGCAGAGGCTGCGAAGAAGATTGAGAAGGTGATGGGAGAGTATGGCAAGGGTAAGCTGCACAGCGGGTCTAAGAAGGGTCCGGTCGTGAAGAGCCAGAAACAGGCCGTCGCCATTGCCTTGTCCGAAGCTGGCAAAAGCAAACCGATGAAAAGGGGTAAGTAATGGACGAGATGGAAATGGAAATGATGTCCTGCCCGCGAGCAACGCAGGACATTACGCTTAACCTGAAGAATCGTGGCGAGGCCATTGATTCTGCGAATTACGGCCCCGAGAACCCGAAGCTACCGAACTCTGGTTTCTGGCGCGAGATGGCCAGTGAGTGGGATGTGAGCACCGAGGAGGCCAAGACTGCGCGCTGCGGTAACTGCGCCGCCTTCAATCGCTCGCCTGCAATGCTTCAGTGCATTGCCAAGGGTGTGGGGTCTGAGGGTGATCCTTGGGCGACCATCGAGGCTGGCGATCTGGGTTACTGCGAGATCTTCGATTTCAAGTGCGCCGCCTCGCGTACCTGCCGCGCTTGGGTTGCCAAGGAGGATGAGGATTACGAGGAAGAGGACGACGACGAGGAGTACATGGGCAAGGAGAACTCCAAGATGGAGGGCGAGGATTATGAAGACTAAGCCTGCTGGTTTGTACGCCAACATTCACGCCAAGAGGAAGCGCATCGAGGAGGGTTCCGGCGAGAAGATGAGAAAGCCTGGATCGCCTGGCGCGCCTACGTCGAAGGCGTTTAAGGCTGCGGCCAAGACTGCCAAGCCGCCTAAAGCCGCCAAAAAGTAAGATTAGCGAAGTTATCGAAAAACGATAAGACGGCTAACAAATGAAGATTTCGATTGCTGTGGCGAGCGTTACGGGCAGGTGTCTGCCGGTGATGCTTGCCAGTTGCCGCGAGTATGCGCCTGGCGTGCCGGTGTACTTGAGGACGCCGATTGATGCGCCTCGGCGAGATGTGTATTTGCAGATTCGCGGCAAGGCTCGCAACTTCGGTGACGACTACAACGAGGTGATCGACGCGGCTTTTGATGATGGCTGCGATGCTGTCGTGGTGGCAAATGATGATGTGGTGCTGACCCCGACCAGCCTTGAGGTGCTGCTGGAAGATTTTGAGTTTTTGCTGGAACAAGACGACGATGAAGTCGGCTGGGTTTGCTCGAGGTGTGACGCGGCCAGGCCCATGCAGAATGTGCGCAGCAACCCGTTTGATGAGCAGATGGACTTTTTCCGCTATCCGTGGGAGTCGTGCATTTTGCCAATGGAGGTGATTTCGCCTATATTTGGCATCATCTCACGGGCGGCTTGGGAGGAGGCGAAGTTTCCTCCGCTGAACTGGTACTCCGATGATGTGCACTGCAACGATCTGAGCAAGGCCGGTTTTAAGCATTTTCTGTCGCGCTCCTATGTTCATCACGTTGGGTCTGATACGACCGGCATGGACGGGCAAGCGCTGACCTTGGCCTCGATCCCTTGGATACGGGCCAATCGCCCCGAGTACGCAATTTCGTGGTTTGGAGTTGAGCAATGACGATCAAGCGTGGATCTGAGATGTTCTCTGGCTACAACAAGCCAAAGCGCACGCCTTCGCATCCGACCAAGAGCCATGCTGTGCTGGCGAAGTCGGGAGAGCAGGTCAAGCTCATTAGGTTTGGTCAGCAGGGTGTTTCTGGCTCGCCGGAGGGCACCAAGCGTAACGAAGCATTTAAGGCGCGGCACGCGCAAAACATCGCCAAAGGTAAGATGAGCGCTGCGTACTGGGCCAATAAGGTGAAATGGTGAAATCATGAATATGAACGACATTCCTTTGTCCGTTGATATGGCTGCTCCAGAGCCGATGGACGATGCAGAGCTGCAAGCGATCATCAACGGCGAACTACAGGACGCGGTGTCATACATTGACTCGGACATCTCTCCGATCCGCGCCAAGGGAACCGAGTATTACCGTGGCGATCCGTTCGGAAACGAGGAGGACGGTCGCTCTCAGGTCGTGGCGATGGAGGTGCGCGACACGGTTTCGGCCATGATGCCGAGCCTGATGAAAGTGTTCTTCTCCAGCGAGAACGTGGTCGAGTACGTTCCTCGCGGCCCGGAGGACGAGGCCAACGCCCAGCAGGCAACGGACTACGCGAACTATGTGTTCTCGTCCGACAACAATGGCTTTATGCAGTCCTACGCGATCTTCAAGGATGCGCTGGTGCGCAAATGCGGGATTGCAAAGTACTGGTGGGAAGAGACCGCCGAGGTGCGGATTGAGGATTATTCTGGTTTGGATGACCAGACCGTCCAAGTGCTGATGCAGGAGGATGCCGAGGTCAAGATTGTGATGTCTTACCCGGAC